AGTCCTTGGCACCCCCAAGGGCCTGCTCCTGCGCCCGCTGCGTGACGATGTCGGCCTGCTCATCGAGGAAGCGATGACCGGCCTCGCCCACACCCTTCTTCCATGGCTCGCCCGTGAGCGGATCGGTGATGCCCCACGCGCGCACGTCATGGATGTCATGCGTCGGACGGATCGCCTTCGCACCTGAGGGTGGCCGCCACGCGACCGACAGTCCGGCACTGAAGGGGTTGCGCTTTAAACCCGTCGCCGCCGCCTCGGGCGAGGCCTGCGACTTCATAATGTCCGCGCCCATGGCCTGCGGGAAGCGCCCGGTGACAATCGGATCCCCGACCGCCTGCTGGTTCCAGCCCTTGGCCCCGTACATCAGGTTCGAGCCCACGGGCGTGCCAGCGCTGGTGGTCGCCAGCGCATTCGCGAGCTTGTCGGCCTTGTCGGGATCGCCACCCACCAGCCGCAGGATGTCCTCACTCGTCTTGTCGTACCAGAGCCGACCCGGTGCGCCCTCTTCCATCTTGCGCAGATACGCGGCCCGCATCGGGCCCACGTTCTTGATGCCACCGAAGGCCTCGGTGCCGCGATAGACGCCAGCCTTCTCACCCTCTTTAAAGCGCTCGCTCAATCCTGTTTCACGTGGAGCCTCGACCTCGCGCAGTGAGCGCAGGATCGCGGGCGGCGTCTCCTCGGTGACCCTGTAGGCCGCAGGCGCATCGCCCCGCAGCTTGGCTACCGCTTTCCTGACTGCGGGAAGACTCTTCGCGGCCTTGCCCTTGGCGGCCTCGACATCGCCCGCGTACAGGCCCAGCGGCGATACGACATCCCATGCCGTCTCTGCAACGTCACCCAGTGTGATTTCAGGATTCTCTCCCGGTGAGAAGGTTGGTGAGTACGGTGTCTTCGCTCCGCCGTAGCCTTCCATCACGCCCGGGGGCTCGCGCACACCGACCGTGCGCTGCGAGCGCAGCAGGTCGAGCAGCTTCTTCGTGTGGATGTTGCGGCCCGCGCCTTCGAGATAGTCGGCCATCAGTGCATCTTCTCCATCGATGTGTCGGTATCGACCCGGTTGATGAAGTCCCACACCCGCTTGGTGGTGCCGCCGCACATCTCAATCGCGGTACACGATGCGCAGTCGGGCATGCCAACCGCACCGAACCTGTACTCGGTCGGCAGCCGGTCACCGAGGTAGGTCATCACATCGACGTCGGTCCAGAACCAAAGCGGGAAAGTGAACAGCACACCGTCCAGCATGTCACCCGGGAAGACAGCGTGAATGTGAGGGTCAACGGCCTTGGTACCGCGCAGCACCTGCCGGTAACCGTTCGCGGTGATGTACTCGTGCATCGGCAGATAGATGTTGTCGGTGCAGCAACGAAACCAAGTTTCACCATCGGGGTCACCATGCTCCCTGCGGTAGGCGGGCGCGTCGGACTTCAGGTGGATGAAGTTCGGCACCAGCTTCGCCATCTCCTCGACCCGCTTCATGGTCGAGGGATAGACGTCACCCGCATCCATGAAGATGACGTCGATGAAGGGCCACAGGGCCTGCGTGAACCAGAGCAGCGCCAAGCTGTCCTTGCCGCCACTGAACTGGAGCGCGCTCTTCATCATGCGAACACCTCCATCAGTCCGCGTATCACGAGCACCAGCCCGATCAGCGCCAGCACGAAGCTGGCACCGAGTGCAACGTCGGACTCGAAGCTGGGCTCGGGCTCACTCATCGCGGCAGTCTGAACGACGGCACGTGGCCTGTGAGCAGGCCGATCAGGATGATGAGGAAGATCACCGCGAGGATCACGTACGAGACCGTCTGCACGTTCGGACTGAGGGGCCCGAAGACCAACGGCACCAGATGCTGAATGATCAACGCGGCAATCGCGAAGATCAGCAGCAACACCAACAGCGATATTAGGAACTCAATCATGGCTTCCTCCTCTGAAGTTGATCGATTGCCTGCGCTACCACTTCCTTCGTAACAGCGCCGCCCTTGCCTTCGGTTCGGTACGCGTTACGTTGCTTCTCGGCCCGCTCCCAAGTCCCCTTGAAGTCATCCATGGTGGTAAGACCGTTGGCTCGCATGTACTCGCGGTGCTTGCTGCGGGTGTCGATGGGGACGCCGTCTGTGGTTCGCATTCCCTCATACCCCCGGTCGCCCCACAGGACTCCACTATCGACTGCAAGACCTGCTCCGCTGCCTGCCTCATGTGCCACGCCATTGATGTAGACCCAGCGCATTTAAAGCTTGTGCGTCGCACCGGGGTAGCGTGATGCGGTGTCCCTGCCCGGTGCGTTCGGATCGGGATTGACCTGCTGCCCCGGCAGCGCGGGCGGCATGTCGGGGTCGGCACCAATCGCACGCATGCGGGTGGCGAACTCCTCGCGCGGCAGGCCGCCGGTATAGAAGCGCCGGATCAGTTCCTCCACCGTGTCCTTCGGCACCTCGTTCGGCTGGCCCGGGATGTCCTCCTCAGTCGCCGACTTCGGTGCGGTCTTGGGTTGCTGCTTTGGTTGTTCCTTGGGCCACTGGATGTCGCTCATGGTTGTGGTACTCCGGGTATGGCAGCGGGCGGTACACCCGCGCCGGGTTGCAAGGCCCCCATCGGGTCGGGGTTGTTAAGGGCGGCGGCTGGTGGGTTCGTTGGGCCTTGCAACGACGGCGGCATCGAAGAAGGAACTCCACCGCCTCCCGCTGTAGGTACCTCGGTTGCAGCAGCCGCCGCTTGCTGTTCTGGTGTCGGTATCTGACCGGACATCAACTGCGCCTGTATCTCGGTCTGGGCCGCCTCCACCAGTTTCTTCACGCCACCGGCTCGCTTGTCGAACGCGCTGGCTTTCGTCTCGTCGATCTCGGCCTCTGCCGCCGGGTCGGGCTTCTTGGCCTGCTGATCCTGCTGTGATGCTGCGATGGCGGCGTCGAGCACGGTCTCAATCTCCTTGCCGACACGGAAGCCACCGAGGCCCCACTTCATCATCTGCAGCACGATTGGTGCCGCCTGCGGGCTCGCCTGCAGCAGCGGCGTCACCGACTGCACGAAGCCACCCACGGCCTCCATGAACTGGACCCGCGCATCGCGCTCCTGCGCCCAGTCCACCATCGCCATGGTCTCGGACTCGACCGTGATCCGGTAGCGCTTGGTCGCGTCCTGCTTGAGCATCGCGACCGCCTGCGGCACCAGCGGCTTGTCAACCGAGTTGTTGATGTTGCTGCGCTCGATGATGGTCTCGGGCTGGAAGTGGTAGCAGATGATCTGGGCCCGGATGCGCTGCCCTGCTGCGACCCACTTGCCAATCTCCATCTGCTTGAACTGCAGCCTGCTGCCACCGAACTGCGCCTTCAGTTGCTGCGCACCGAGGGTCTCGTCCGGGTTGCTCATGCCGCGCATGATGTCGCCGATGCCGATCACCTCGTACAGCTTGGCGATCAGGATGTCACGCTGGCCCGTCAGTTCGCTGATGGTCTTGGAGATCATGTCAATCGGCACGAAGTCCATCGAGCCACGGATGCCACCCTTCTCCGAGAACTGGGCCCAGTTCGTGACCGGGATCATCTGGTTCTCCATGCCCTCGTTGAAGATGCGTCCAAGCTCGGTCGATGAACTGTCGTAGGCACCGATCACCTTCGCGGCACGCGTCAGGTACGTGATGCGCGTGGTCAGTTCATCGATCTGGTCGTACTGGTCCTGCACCAACTGGTAGTCGGCGCGCGGCATCACGTTCGATGTGGTCGGGTTCGATACCAGCGGCGGCGGGCACGGGAAGAACGTCTCAAGCTTTAAAGGGTCGTCCTTCTCGTCGAGCACGGTGTGCATGCCAAGCACGTGCCAGTACACCTTCTTGGTGGTGCGGTCCCATATCTCGAACACGCCCGCCTTGTTCCATGGATCGTTCTGCGGCTGCGAGGAGTCGGCGTTCTTCCTCTGCTTCGATACCGGCACCTGCTCCGCGATCTTGTCACCGAAGCGCTTGCGTAGCTGCTCCTTGTTCATGTAGACCCGGCGCGCGACCCAGCGCACGTCATCCCATGTGCGTGCAGGCGACCACCAGAAGTCCTCCCAGAACACGTACTCGGTCAGGCAGTCCTCGAAGGTGATCGCCTCGTACTCCTTGGCGGGCACGATGATCACATCGGGATTCATCGGGTCCTTCACGGGCTCCGTCATCTGCATGCCCGTCTCGACCTCGTAGCGGTACCAGATTTGGCCCATGCCGATGATCAGGTAGTCGCCCACTCCCAACTGCGACGACGTCTCGAAGTCGCTGTTGTCCTTCTCGATGGAGTGATTGAGCATGCGCTCAAGGATGTTGCCCGCGACGCGCGACACATCATCGTCGCTGTCTTTAAAGCTGTTGCTGACATCCACACGCGGTGGCTTCGCGTAGAGCGATGACTTCAGCACCTGTATGTTGGACCAGAAGAGGTTCAGCTTGAAGGCAGTGTCGGTGTCGAAGTCGTCACGCTTGTCCAAGTACTTCTTGGTGATCTTGCGTGCGCTCTCGTGGAACTTCGACAGTTCCTTCTTCGCCGCCTGCAGTTCCTTCTCCCAGCGCTGGGCCGACTCCTCCGGGTTGTACTTGGCTGCTGCTCCGGGTTTACCTTCCTCGATTGCTTCCGGCATCTACACCCTCCGTGGCCCCTGTGACGGTCCTACCGTCTTCCACAAATCATCGAGCCTGAACTGGTAGTTCATCGGCTCTGCGTACTGCTTGGCGGGCTCCGGCGGTGGCTCTGGGGCCACGTAGTCGTGCAGCACCGCCGCACCTTCCATCACCGCATCCGCCGCGTGCGATGACCAGTCGTGCTCCGGGTTCTGGCTGAAGATGCGCTGCTCTTCATCGTACTCGTAGTGATAGAAGTTCAAGGCATCGATCAGCAGATGGCACTTGCTGGCATCGAAGCGCGTGACGCGCAGCACCTTGCGTCCGGCGTTGATGCTGTCGGCCTTCTTGCGCTGCGCGTTGCACACGATGTTCTCGGCGAGGTGTCCACCCTGCTTCAGGAATATCTCGATTGTGCTGTGGCGTGACTGGAACGAGCGCGCCTTCGCATCGTGCGGCAGGTACAGGTACTTGGCGCGTGGCTTCTTGCCCAGCCGGTCGATCCACTCCTCGGCGTCGAGCCCGGTCGCCTCGTCGTAGTCGAATATCTCGAAGCCTCCACTCATCACGCGCCACCAGACCCACGAGGCCTTGTCGCGTATCCCGATGTCGCTGCTGATCACCACATCGGACAGTGGATCGGCTGCCAGTGACTCGACGATGCGGCCCTCCTTCTCGGCGGCCTCCATGTAGCGACCGAAGATCGCACCCACGTTGGCGGCACTGAAGTCGCACAGGTACTCCTGCCTGAACAGTTCGTCCGGCATCTGCCTGCGCTCGGCGGCCAGCACCTCGGGCGCTATATGTTGTGTCTCGTTGGCTGTCAGGTGCGACCAGTCCCACATCAGGTCGGTCTTGGCGTACCGCAGCAATTCCCAGAACCAGTTGCGGCCACGCGGGGTGCTGAAGAACGCAGCCCAGCCCCCGTTGCCTGCCAGCATGGGCCGGAAGTAGTTCCATGCCCTAGGATCGCTCAGGGCGGCCTCAGACATCACGAGCCCGACCGGGTTGGCTCCCACTATCGAGTCGTAGTAGTCGCTGCCCACAAGCTGCCACAGGCTGCCGGAGCGCAACCTGATCTTCATCTCGGTGTCGTTCTTGCTGACCCGGGTCGAGCCCGGGAACACGGCGTCGATGATGGGCACGCCATCGTTGGTGAAGCCGTCCCAGATCACCTTGCGGGCCTGCTTGTGGTTGGGCAGCATGTGCAGGTACATGCCGGTGCGTAGCTGAGACAGCTTGTGCGTCTCGTGCGTGAAGGTCAGGTCCTTGCCGTAGCGCCTCGGCCAGCAGTACACGCCACGCAGGCCACCATTGTCGAAGTAGCGCATCGCGCTCTTCTGACCAAGCTCTCTGGGTGTGAACTTGTGCGGTAGGGTGATCTTGACGGTGTTAGCACCGTCCATTCGGATCGTCGGGCTCGGACCCGAGAGGCAGCGCCAGCGTTGGATCGGTGGGCTCGGCCTGCAGCTTGTCGGCCACCATGGTGTAGATGGCGTCCTGCACCCGGGCACGCTTGTTGTACTGCTGGCAGGGCTTGTTGTTGCACCAGATCGAGCGCGTGCCGCCGCTGTCAACCTCGATGTCAATCTCTTCCTCTGTTGCACTGCCGCAGTGGGCGCAGAAGTACTTGGGCCGGGTGTAGAACGAGAGCGCGCTCATACCAGTACCGCCACCGCCAGCATGGTTACCACGATCAGGGTCAGCACGCCAGCGATCAGCCACATGAGCCTGCGGTCCTGTGCCCTGCCAGTGTCGTCAGTCATCGGCGTAACTTCTTGATTCGCATGGCCTGCTTGAGCCTGTTCGTGCCCTGATCGGCCTTGTTGAACTCCTTGGCGACCGCTACGGGCGGCGCTGGCACGTCGCTGGGCTCGAAGCCATGTGCCACTGCTGCCATGAAGCGGGCCTGCTTTGGGGTCTTGCTGGGCATCTACCGGATCAACTCCACCGTGATGTGGACGCTGGACTCGACCTTGACGTCCTGCTCGACACTGGACAGCACCGGCAGGCAGAACGCCAGCAGGTCCTTGGCGGCCTGTCTCTGGACTGACAGCAGTGCTGCCTCGCCCTTGACCTCACCATTGGCGATGCCTTGCATTCTGGACACGAGCTTGCCGACTTGGATGCGAGAGCGGGCCTCAGCCTGTGCTGTCTTGAGGATTTCAATTGATTTCTCAAGTGCTTGAGCGCGCGGCACTTTTTGGTTCCGGTTGGCGCGCGAGCCTACACCCATTGGGGGTGGGTGGATAGTGGACCTTGGTTTAAAGCGTCTCCTTCAGGGGTGACGGATGGTCACTGCCCCAATTCCAACTAGGCTCCGCTTGTGGCTCGTCTGGACTGAAATAACCATAGCCATATGGATCATCGCAACCTTCTGGCTCCGCTTGTGGCTGTGCTATTGGGGCGGCGTAGAGCGCACGGTATTTGTAGCGCTGCGGATTTACTCCGAAGGCTATCTCGCCAATCGGGTACCACTGGTCATCGCCATGTTCTTGACTTTGCCACGCCACCGGCTCCGCTTGTGGCTGTGCTCTCTGTGCCTTCTGCCACGTATCCGCCGAATAGCACTTACTGCAATGCAAGTCTTGGCACCAACGGCCATCGGCGTGCTGTGTGGCATCTACGGATAGAGCTTGTGGCTGTGCTCTCTGCTTTAGCCCGCGCAATTCTTTAGCAAAAGCTCGTGCTGAGTCTGCGCCCTTGATTGGATAGTTAAGCCCAACCAAACGAGCGCACTCCTCTATTGCTGCATTCCATCCCGCATCCGGCTGTGCAGCATCTAAATCCGGCTCCGCTTGTGGCTGTGCTCTCTGTGCCAACTGAGTTTCGAGGGCAGAGATAGTGGCCCACGCTTTCGCAAGTTCACTCTCCGCATATTGTGGCTGCGCTCTCTGTGCGAGCTTGGCGTCCGTGACGTCGCCCCGCAGTGCGTACAGGTTCGCACCCGGGCGCACTGGCCGGTTGCCCAGCAGGGCCGAGAAGCCGTCTTCAGTGATCCAGCCCACCAGCACCACGTCCAGCAGGACCACCGGCTTATCGGGCCAGTCCTGCGTGTCGCGGCTGTCAGGTTTGTGTCCGGGTACTTCGATCATGGCTCTACCCACCTGTTACCTTTTTTTATGTTCTGGCTTGCAGGGATGATCTGCAAGTTCCCCGGCACGTGCAATCCACTGACTCGCTTTCCAAGGAGTGGGATGACGTGATCGACATGGACACGCACTCCCTCTGATCGCAACACAGCGGCCTCCTCATAGACGGCCAGAATAGCCTTTCTATCTGCCCACTCAGGGGCACGCAGCCCTCGTTTCTCCTTCGCGCGTGCGCTGCCCTCAGTAGCCATCGCTCGATGCTTGGGACAAAGCCTCCCAACACCATGGAACAAGATGTGATCAGGCCAAGGCTTGCGTGCGCCCGGGTTCTTGTGCCTGTACCACCTGCGGCAATCCCTGCAGGCTCTCAGCTTTGGCTTCTGGGTCACCCTCACTCCGTAGTGAATGCTGCTGGGTTTTTTTAGTCTTTGCCCTTAAGTCCCCGAGTGGTTGAGCATAGGTCCAGCTATCTTCGCCGCCGCAATGCAGCAAAGACAACCTTCCCCGATATGGCGTCGCAATCGGTCCGACAGACTTTCAGCCACAGGCATCTATCTTCGCCACCTGACCGGCCTCTCAGGCTTCACCTTCACGAGCCGGTATCCCTCATTCCCGCCAATCAAGCCCCGACGAATGAGCGGTCTGGTTGACAGATGGGAACTGTTAGCAGTAGATTCGACTCGCTTCACTGGGTGAATGCTGCTGCCGTCCAGTTCCCCGACCAGACCCAGCAACAGTAGTCCCCAGTTTCTGAAAAGGCAACGCCCCCTCCCGCAAGGGAGCGGGGCCGAGCCCCACCCCACACCCCCTGTAGTGCCAGTCCACCTTCGTCGGGGAGCCCCATTGTCTTTTTCTATCGCCCAGCGTTCGGCGATAGTAAGACGCCGTCTGAAAATATCGCTTGACAGGTCCTTGTGTTGTGCATCAGACTCCGTCTGTCACTACCACAACCACTTTAAAGGACCCTCTGATGCGCGACGCGATCCCCACCACCCTCGAAGGACTCTCGAACGTGTTCCTGCAGGACGCCAACCGCTTGCAGGAAGAGCTTGACCGCCTGTCCAACGGCGACCGCGATGCCTTCATCGTCACCGTGGCAACGCTGCCGATTCGGATTCAGAACGACGGCTCACCAGCCGTGAGCACCCTGCGCAGCGCCAGCATCTACCTGTTCGTATGGTGTGCCCAGTTGGCCGCTGATCGCATCTACAACGGCTCGGGCGAGCGCGGCATCGTCTGCACCCTGCAGCACGCCTACATCACCCAGATCGAGCACCTGCGCAAGCTGGCCGCCGACCTGATCGTCGAAGCCCACTACCAAGGAGTGTGAGCATGAAATTCGACTACACCAACCAAGGCCGCCGCCCGAGTGCGGCCCAGATCGTGAGCGACTGGCGCAAGGCGGGCAAGCCCGATTCCTTCTACGTCACCTACGGCGAGACCTTCGCCGAGTTCGACCGCAGCAAGCACGGCACCTTCTTCGGCCACCAGTGGCGTGACTCCGGCAACGGCTGCCGGGGTGTTGATCGCGCCGCAGTGCTCAAGCTCTTGGAGGCAGCATGAACGAGGACTTCTGGATGATGTACGACGGCGGCACCGTGTCGCTCTTCATGCCCGTCAGCGACGGGGCCAAGGTGTGGGTTACCGAGAACATCACGGACCCCGAGACCCAGTGGCTGGGGCGCTGCTTCGCGGTCGAGCACCGCTACATCGACAACATCGTGGTCGGCATCGAGGAAGCGGGCCTGACCATCAAGCAGGGGGACCAGCTATGACTCACGAATATGTCTACTGCTACGTGCAGTACCACTCGCACCAGTGGCAGCTACTGGTGTCGGCAGGCTGGATGACCGACATCGTCGTCGGTGGCGAAGCAAGAATGATCAGGAGAGCATGACCATGGCACGCGTATTCACCGCTAAAGCGAACAAGGACTACCCGCAGCACGGCATCAGCAAGGGCGACACCTACTACTACTGGACGCCCGGGTTCCGGGGCACCAAGCAGATGAGCAAGACGCCCCCGAAGCAGAGCCAGCTAACGACCAGCAAGATGGCAGGTGCCTACGAGGCCTCAGAAAGCCTGCAGGCTGCGATCAGCGCCGCCGGGACTATCGATGACCTCACCACCGCCCTCGATGAGGCTGTGGACGCGATTAGGGCTGTTGCTGACGAATATAACGATGCAGCCGAGGCGACCACCGGCAA